CAGAACCGCTGAATACGGGTTCAACAGCGACACCGCCAACGCCTACTCTTTTATAATCCTCCAAGCCTGATAAGCCAAGCCCATTTCTATTATTATTTAAATAAACAGCCAATATTGCCTGCGCTCTTTTAACCTGATCTGGAATTTCTGTATCTGTAAAATAATCTGTTGAAATGCGAAAAGGAAATCCGACAGCATATGTATTTACATAAGTGTCTGGCTTTCTGACTCCTGTTCGCGGCCATTGTAAAGCTTGCGTATCTGTTGCCCTTGCTCCAAGAAATCTTTCGCGGTCAATTCTGACAGTTGCCGTATAAAGTGCGCGATTTTTATTATCTGTTGTAGAACCATCCCACGCCGCAACGTCATCATCAAGAACAAGTCCTTCAATAATCGCGTTTGCGTCATCGAGAGTCAAATAACTATTTGCTGATGCGCTTCCCGCCGTTGCTGTTATGGTTATTGCCATTTTCGACCTTAGATTTAGATTTACGTTTTTTTGTTTTAGTAGGAATAGAAGCCACCACAACGGCAGCTTCTTTTTCCCTTATTCGCTTAAAAGCAAACAATCCCATTAACTCGATGCACCTTTTAGAGCAACAAAGTTAATTACAATTGCTTCACTTAATGAACCACCAGAAACGTTTGTAACTGTGATTCCAAAAGAGCCTGCGGCGATTGCTGAAACTCCTACCAAGTAAGAACCCGCAGTTCCCGCAGAACCATGAACAGCAACGACAACATCAGTTGCAGCGATTTTATCGTTAGTAACTGTGAAACTTGCTTCAGCCGCAGCACCTAACGCCGCGTCATTCATAGTAATCTGACCTGACTCAGCGTTGAGAGTCACACCTGTTGTTTTGTTAGTTGCTTGGGTAACAGTTCCGCCTGTAGTTGGGCCGGCTAGTTTTCCCGCACTAACTTCAAATAAAGATGGCATAATAAGTTACCTCTAGTCCTGATTGCTTACGTTTGTGATCCTGACGATTCCAATATTCTTGGTTTCGTACACTTTCGACCAGTTGCCTACAGTTTCAAGTTGCGCTCTTGTTGGGTTTGTTGTAGTAACAGCCCACTTAGAACCGACAGGATGATATGTGTAATGTAAATCAATAGACATAGCATCAGACTTTGCGAGAATGTCGCGGTCTGTTTCTGTGGTTAACCCTGCCTGTTCGCCTGAAGCAACAGAACCCGCTGTAAAAGCGTATGTTGAGTACTCAGTGGACGCGCCTGACCCTGTGGTTGGTACGTCATCCGAAACAATTACCCGCAGCCCCATGAACGTAGGAACTGTTGGGCTACCGAAAGCATTTGCGGTTGTACCTGAAGTTGCGGCTGTATCAGCATCGCCATTGTTGTCATAAATACGATCAATAGCGTTTCTTTCTAGTAGGTCATAGTAAACCTTACTGTGCATTGCTAAAGCTGTTAGCTTGTCGCCTTGATCTCCAAGAATCGCTCTTGCTCTTGCAATATGGCGTGGAGAAAGTGCTGTTGGTGTGTCGCCTGATTCAGAATCAACAGTTAAACCAAAGAAAGCTGAGTTGCTATCGTTTGCATTGATTGAACCGAATACACCTGAAAGACAAGAGAATAAATCCTTCTGTCTTTGGTTTGCTATATAAG